AATTGACGCTCATTGTCGATAGCCTTGATTGCGTCGTCGTAGTCCCGCATCTTGATTTGCCCAACGACAACCGTTTCGGTTGTGCCGCCTTCAAGTGTGAGAGTGATTGTTTGTGCGCCTGTTATTGTTGACATAATGCTTGATTTTAGGTTTATGGGTTAGGGAGCTTGATAATAGAACAATCCACCACCCGCATTTGTGCAATACGCTTTTGATGGTAGAAGGAATGAAACCACAGTCGAGGAGACAGGAACCGAGTTTGAAGGATACACGGCGGTGTTATTAGCATCGAACACGGCTAGGTTCAATTCGTTGGTGAACATGACCTGGATCGAATACCCGGTTAAGTTCGTGAATCCCAAGAGGGAAGTT